ATTGAATTAGTTCCGAATTCGATACTGGAAGTCAACGCTCCGCTGAGAAAGATCCATGCACAGGATGTGGATTTCCACTTCAACCGTAACAAAAATTATGATTTATCCATTAAGGCCAATACGCTTGCCACGTTGATTAACGCTGGAATTCACGGTAGACATGCCATTAAGATTTCTGAGATTACGGCAGATACAGAGTCGGTATGGCTTGACAGTCAGGACATCATAGAAGCCAAACAAAACAAGATGTTTTTCGAGACTGAAAGCACTTCTTCTGAGTCAAGCGCATCGGCAGAGAAGGAAGCAGCTGGCGAAAGTTTGGAAGATAGACGGACAATGCAAGATTCATCAGATCAGCAAGGCAATTCTCCGTTTATAGGCGGTAAAACAGGAACGTGAGGTGACATATGGCTTTTGGAGTCACTTCATTCGATGCGTTAAATCAATTAGTCGGTATGAAACGGTCTGAGCCTTTCAAAGAGTTCTATGCACCGATGCACTTAACCAAAGAGCAGAAACGTGAGCGTCAGAGACTTGCCGAAGCATTCGAAGAAGAATTTCTGTACATGATGTCTTATATGTTCTATGCGTATCCAACGCTTAACGAACAGATGATTTACGACTTGCGAGATGCGTATATCAGGGCGATAGAAGAAGTTGGTCTGTATTCGATGGTAGACCAATACTACAGGCAAGCTGAAAAGTTCGCTATTGACTGCATAGAAGCTACGCAGAGACACAAGGAAGACCCGTATTACTACAGCGCAGACAGAGCGAGGTTCTGTGCAGAAAACGAAAGCAATAAGATATGGGCGTATACGGAGTATGAAGAAGCAGTAGGAAATTGCCAATACAAACAATGGCAAACAATAATAGACGGAAAAGAGCGAGACAGCCATGCAGAAATCAACGGTGAAATTTTGAGAATTGGAGAACCGTTCATTCTTGCTGGTGGATTAATGATGTTTCCAACCGATGATAGCATGGGTGCATCGGATGAGGAAATTGTGAATTGCAGATGTTCTTTGACGTTTTTTTGATGTGATTAATGGTCTTGATAGGGTCGCTCCCGACAAGCCGTAAAGCCTAACGGCTTCAAGACCATTTCAGATTAGGCGTTTTCACGAAAGGCAAGTGAATTATGAGCGAATTGAAGGATATTACAGGACAACGTTTTGCAAGATTAACAGCGATAAGACCAGTAAGGGAGAACGGAAAACCATTAAAGTGGGAATGTCGTTGTGATTGTGGCAATACAATATTTGCGGTTGGTGCTGCGCTTAGAAACGGACACACAAAGTCTTGTGGGTGTTATAGAACAGACATGGTTAAGAAAAATTCAGAAAAGGATTTGACAGGAATGCAATTTGGAAGACTCCAAGTTGTTGAAAAAGCCTATTCTAAGCACAACAGGACGTATTGGGTATGCTTGTGTGAGTGCGGAAACTATACGGTTGCAAGCACAAGAAGTTTGACAAGCGGAAATGTGAAATCGTGTAAATGTTTGCGTAATAGTGTTGATGGAGAAAGCCACGACAATTTATACAGGAGGTGGGTTGGTATGCGAATGCGATGCAAAGAAAACGCATCGTGCCATGAGCATTATTACGATAAAGGAATTGCGGTTTGCGATGAATGGCTTGGAGAAAACGGATATAGAAACTTTCGAGAATGGGCGATGGGGAATGGCTACAGACAAGAGTTGACTATAGATAGGATTGACAACAACAAAGGTTATAGTCCTGAAAATTGTAGGTGGGTCACTATGTACATCCAGAACAACAACAGGGATGATAATAAATATGTAATTATAGGCGGTGTCAAAAAAACCTTGAGTCAATGGTGTTTGGAGTTTGGATTGAATTATTCTGCAATAAAAGGAAAGGTGTCAAGGGGAATAGACCCGTCAATTGCATTAGGCGTTGCGGATGCCGTTGCAGTCTAACGTACATGGATGGCGAATGATATGGGCAGCTATGATTTCGGAAAACAGGAAGTATGTCAATGGATACGGGATAATATTCATACAGATGCAGAAATACTTGATGTTGGCGCATGTGATGGGAAATGGAGAAATGCACTTCCTGAGTATCCCAATATGGATGCGGTAGAAGTCTACTACGAAAACTATTACCGAATAAGGGATAAATACAGAAATACATATTACAAAAACATATGTGATTTTTATTATGACCACTATGACTTGATTATATTCGGTGATGTAATTGAGCATTTGTTGGTCGGCAAGGCACAGAAAGTGCTTGAATATGCCAAAAGCAGAGCCGATGTGATTATTGTGAGTGTGCCGTTCCTGTATGAACAGGGTATGCGGTACGGGAATCCGTATGAGATACATTATCAGGATGACCTTACGCCTGAGTTGTTTAATGAGCGGTATCCCGGATTCAACATATTGTTCAGAGCGGCAGATGACTATTGTTACTACATATACGTCAATGAGCGGTCTTAACGGACTGCTTTTTTAATACACATTTTGTGCGGATAAGCACGTAAAAAAGTCTCACAGAGAAGTGACCAAACACAAACGTCCAGAGAAGGACGGCAAAATACCACAAGGTCAGCACAGACATAAAAAGCAGAAAGAGGTAGCTTTTATGAAGTTTATGAACAACCACTATGGGCAGTCGATGATTTTTGGTAAACGTGTACGTTTTGCTACTGAACCGTCAGGAGAAGCAGGGAATAGAATTGGCGAAGACGGTACAGCTGGTGGAAAGTCTGGTTCAAGTGAAGGTGGCAATGATGAGAACGGTGATAATGGCGGTTCCGATGAGTTGTCTGTCGAAGAACTGAAACTGCAACTTGCCAAAGAGAGAGCAGAGAAGGAACGCTTTAAATCGTCCGTAGACAATCTGGCTAAGAAGAACAAGGAACTGACCGACAAGACCAGAAAGTACATGACGGACGAACAGAAAGCACAAGCAGACAAAGAAGCACGGGATCAAGAACTGGAAGACCTCAAACGTGAAGTGCGTATGAGCAAATACAGTAAGCGGCTTGTTGGTATTGGAATGGCTGAGTCTGATGCCGATGAGTTGGCAGGAATTATTCCGGAACTTGGTGACAACACCGATCCATTTTTTGATGCGTTTGGCAAATTCATCGAGGGAATAACGAAAAGTGCTGGCGAAGCGGCTGTTCAAAAACTTCTTAAAGATCGGCCAGATATTAACGCTGGAAATGGCGATGCGCAACCGACTATTGCGGAGGAAAAAGCGCAGACGATTGCAAAGCGTAATCTGAACCGTAAAGCAACTGAAGGCAAAATATCTGATTTTTACAAGAGATAACTAATGGAGGTACATAACGATGGCAAGAGGCGATATGGCTGTCACCAATACTGTTATTGGTGGTGCGGTTGAAATCCTCAACCGAAAAGAGTTTGAAGGTGTGCCGATGACGCTTGATTTTACAAATGTCAGTGCCGATGCGAACGGTGATTATATTGTTCTGGCTGGCACTCCGGTAAACAAGAATGGCGTTCCGGTTTCCGCTACTCCGTGGACTGGTGCGGTTGGCATTCTGCTTCACGATGTCTACAAAGAGCGTCCGCAAGGCACGATTCTGACTAAGGCATACATTCACGCTGGCAGAGCGCAAGCACATTCCGGTCTGACTTATGATGCTGCTCTTGTTACTGCGATGAATGCAGCTGGATGCAGAATTCGTCTGGAAGAGCCGCTTCTGTAATGTGCGGTAAATAACCGAAGAAAAATTTGGCTATTGAACCCTAGTGTATGTGGGGTAGAAAGGAATCAACAAATGAGAATTCAAGACATCTTTAGCGCAAGGGCGATTGCTCTGAACCGTACAGAGGTCGAGAGCAATAAAATCCCGTTCCTTGGCGAACAGTTTTTCCCAAATAACAAGATCATGGGACTGGATCTGAAGTGGATTAAATCCCATAAGGGTCTTGGCATTGAACTTGCTCCGAGCAATTTTGATGCGCTTGCTACGATTCGTCCGAGACAGGGCTTCAGCGTTGTAAACGAGGAAATGCCGCTGTTCCGTGAGTCCATGCAAGTCAAAGAGCGTGACATGATGGAAATCGCACGTATTCAATCTGCGGACGATCCGTATGCGGACGCTGTTCTGGCTGATATTTACGATGATACCAACACTCTTCTGGACGGCGCAGACATCGCTGTTGAGCGTATGCGTATGCAGCTGTTGGCGGCTCAGAATGGTCAGGTGACGATTTCTATCGGCGCAAAGGACAATACAATTTATAACTACAACTATGATGCGGATGGTTCTTGGGCGGCATCGAACTACATGGCTATTAGCACCCCGGCTGATAAGTGGACAGCTGCCACGGCCAAACCGCTGACCGATCTGCGGACTGCAAAGAATGCTTTGGCGGCGAAAGGCTACAATGCCGTGTACGCTCTGATGAACTCCACAACGTTTGACCACCTTGTGTCTGTGAATCAGATTGCCCAGGCTCTTGTGACTATTAGCGGCCAGCCTGTTTCCTACATTGACGATAATACCGTTGCAGAAGTGTTCCGCAGAAAGACGGGCATTACGCCGATTATCTACGACAAACAGTACATGGGTCTCAATGGACAGGCAACGAAGTTCTATCCGGATAATTATGTGTCTGTTATAGGCGCAGAAAGTGTTGGACAGACCATTTACGGAACAACTCCGGAAGAGCGTACACTGCTTGGTGATCCGAAAGCTGACGTTGCAATCCTGGATCGTGGTGTAGCCGTGGCTGTTCAGACCACCTATGGGCCGCCTGTAGCTACTGCGACAACCGTATCTCAGGTTGTTCTGCCGTCTTATGAGATGATGGACGCTGTTTACGTCATTAAGGTGGCGTAATGAAATACGGTTATACAGTCAAATACAACGGCGAATACTACCCGGCCGGGATGGACGTTCCAGAAAAAGAAGAGAAAAAGGCTGAAGAAGAAGAAAAGGCTTCAGTCTTGCTTGACGAGGAAGATACAATCCCTAAAAAAAGGGGAGGTAGGCAGAAAAAGGAGCGGTAACATGGCAACGACAAGGGAAGAACTGGTAAACAAGATAATCAAATACGCAAGTGATGATTATACAAAAGATCAGTTGCCTTTTGTCGAGGACTGTGTTGATAGTGCAATCAGCGAAGTGTGCAACCGCATGTGTCCGTGGGGAATAAGTGGAGAAAGTGCCTATAAAGCAATTATGGCAAAGGCTCTTATTAAATATCCGTGGGTGATTTATCGTGTTGCGCAATTCCATTACGACAAGCAAGGCAAAGAGGGTGTCACCACGTATTACGAATCTGGACAGACACAGAGTTACGGTACTGGTGGCACTCCGGAAACGTTTTTCGAAACGATAATTCCGATTGCCAAAGTTGTATAAGACGGTGCGTGTCGTGATTATGTATGTTGGTCATACTGCCTCCTTCGATCATGGCGCAGGGGTATTTGTAAGGTGGTAGGGTAAAAATACAGTCTTCACAAGGGGGCAACAATGCGAAATGCAACACGTAGAAAACAGGACGTATGGTTTGTCAGCCGTTCCAAAGATGATAGTGGGATAAATCCAGTTTACGTGTACAGCATTCCGAAAAAACATAGGATGTCGGTATCGCCCACAAGCGGTACGCCAGTTGAATTTGCGTTTGGAATTTTGCCAACGTATGACAGGTACATGATTTCCTATGAACGTGATTTTAATCCAGAAGAAGGAATGTATTTGTACGTGGACAAAATCCCAGAGTTAGACGAGAACGGTCAGCTTATTTTGAACAGCAAAAACGAACCTACAGTCAAGCCAGATTACATACTCGATAGGATTTTCAGAACTCAAAAAGGTATAACAATCAGATATGGAATCCGAAAAGTCAGTGATAAAGACTGATGAATTTCAACGTGCATAGGAGTCCGTTATGAAAAAGATATCTATTGATTTATCTGTAAGTTCTATTGAAAAAGCCATAAAGGAAATTGAAGAGTATAAGCGGAGTTTGGATGCAAAGGTAAAAGAACTTGTTACCCGTCTTTCCGAGGTTGGTTTGAATACCGTAAATGCGACAATGATGAGCGTTGCTCCCGTGGATAGGGGAGAATATAACGCCGATGTTGTTTACGATGCAAGCGGCAGCAACGTGCAAGGCGCAGTAATACATCTGTCTGGAGATCAAGTGCTTTTCATTGAGTTTTCTGCTGGTGTTCTTTTCGGCACAGACTCATTTGCGCCACTACCAAACAATCCTAATTATGGCAAGGGATTTGGAATG